TGACATCAGGAGTCAGGTCATCATTGTGATCATGGAGATACTAGAAAGAAAAGCACTTAATAAGAATCCCAACATGACTCACGCAAGTCGGTTGGAGGCTCTGACAGAGGTGCTACTTTCGGAGGAGAAGTTCTTAACACCTGGCTTGCACTCCCCTCTGCTAGAGGTCTTTGAATCTGAGCGATGGGAGGCACAGCCAAAGGTCCAAGTGTCTGTGGAGGGCAGCCACGATCTGAGGCTGGAGTTTCCAGACCTGGAAGAATGGCGAGGCTCCTCAAGGATGTCAGCCATGTCTGTGGTCAACCAAGTTTGGCCTCAAGTCAAGATGTCCAACGTCAGACATGACTACACAGCAGGTCTGTTCTCAAGGAATCTTGACAGGCCTCTCAAGTCTTTCTTCAAGCCCCTCCATGATCACAATGATGACCTGACTCCTGATGTCATCCAGGAGCGCAATGGGATCATCCTTGTGCATGAGTTTGCAACCACCAGCATCCCTGACATCAACAGGATGAAGGAGATGTTCCACATGAAGCACCTAAGGTATGACTCAGCTCTATCTGCTCGTGCTGAAAAGGAGGGGAAGACCGTCATCTTCTCTGTGACAGTGGTGGGACCCAGGCTGGTGGTGAGCAGTCTTCCCCTGACTCAAGAAGATGTCACTGAACTTTGCATCCGACTCTTGATCGGAAGGCAAATTGAGTTTTCCCTCTTCTCCCAAAGGGTGATTGCTCATCCTGCAGAGAAGGAGGAAAGTGACCGGATCCAGGCAGCTAGGGTGGCCTTCTCTCAAATTGGACATGACTGGGAAAGACTCAACAGTGAGTTTCCATCTTGCTCCCAAGAGGTGTATGAAGCCAGCAAAGAGAAGCCGGATCTAAAATACATCACTGAACAGCTCCAGGCTGCCTCCATTAAGGCAAGGCAAAAGCTCAGGAAAGAGCACTTCCTTGGAGAAGAGCACCCTAGCAGCATCTCAGACAGGCTAAAGTTGAATCAAGAGGAGTGTGTTGCAGAAATCAACAAGTACCTTGAGCTCAACGAACCACCAGAGCCTCAGCTCATCTACAACACCAAAAGTGTTGTCCAGATCCCATGGTGGATACCAGAGCGAGGAACTGGCAGCAACTCTCTGTCAATAGAGAGAAGCCCAGGGAATGAGTGCCTTCCAGACATCGGAGAGTCCAAGGAAGACACATTCCTTTGCTGGAGATCTGCCTGGGACTATGCGACACAACACCCAGAGCACATGACGGAGGAGACCATCGACGTGGAGATCGCAAGAGCCATGACCGAAACTCCAGAGGAAGAGGTTGAGCTCAGCGAAGAACAGCAAAAGCATGCAGCAGCTGTAAAGCTGCAAACTGCTGGAGTGCTGGAAAAGACTCCAATGGGAATGAGGAGCAAGTACCGCAGAGTGCAGTATGAAGTGCCCTACTGGACCAGTGTGGAGCTGGCAAAAAGAGGCATAGAAGGGAAGAAGAGGAGAGACGAGCCAGAAGTCAAGGCTCACAAGCAGAGGAGCAAGAGACCCATGAGCTACAAAACAGAGGTGGCTGACTTGGACAAGCTTCTGGACAGAGCTCAGAGGATCTTCACCAACACCTATAGCTTCAAGGGAGCTAGCTACGACGAGCACATGCTACCAGACCTGGCGGGCTATGCCTACAACCTGCATGGCCGAGGTGTTGGAGAACCCTGGAAGAAGTTCCTGAAGAGCTTCTTGGGATGCCACCTAGGCAAGTGGAGCAGCTTTGTCTCAGACTTAGCTACTGAACTAGCTATCAGTATGAAACAGCACTGCAAGAGTGGACAGATGCTCCTGAAGAAGCTCAGACACTTTGATGTGTATGTGCTCATCAAGCCGACCAACTCCAGTGGGTCCATCTTCTACTCCCTGCTCACCTTCAAGGCGGGACTGAGTGTGGACCCTCTATCTGGAGGAACCGTCTTTAAGCAAGACTTTGAGAACAACGTGGTGAGGTGGACTGAGTTCAACTCTGTGAGTGCAAGCAAGCTGATGAACCTTGTCAAGTGCAAGTCAACCATGTTCACCATGCTGGCTTACTGGATGGAGTTCTTTGGACTGAAGTTCTGGGAACATGAACTGAATGAGGACTCAGACCAGATGAGAGAGGTCTGGAGAATGGTGGCAGTCTGCCTAATGGTGTCTCTGGAGGACAAGGCAAAAGCAGAGGAGATCATCACAGTGAGCAGATTTGTGTACATGGAAGGCTTGGTGGCTCAACCAGCTCTTCCAAAGCCGCACAAGGTCCTAGGCAAGCTCCCTGTTGCCCTGAGGTCTAGGCTCCAGGTTTGGCTTGTGGGCAAAGTCTTGGATGCCATGAAGAGGATCTCCCTGAGACCCTTTGACTTGAACAGCGAGGACAGGAGGCCAAAGTGGAACTTCATGTTCAACTTGTTCACTGGCAGGGTGATTGAAGAGCCCATGCAGATGGTGTCAATGTTCTACATTGGCTACCTCAAGAACAAGGATGAGTCACCTCAGGGAAACTCCTCTGGAGCTCTGTATGACAAGGTCATGGAGTATGAGAGCCGGAAGCCCAGCAGCAACAAGAACTTGGGACTGGGGGACCCACTTCTAGATGACGTGAAGTTCCATGAGTTCTCTAGGAGCTTCTTGTCCTACTGTGTGGACTTGAGCAAAGCCAAACTGAGGAAGATGTGGGGAGACAACGTGCAGGAGTTGATCATGGATGACATCATGGAGTCTCTTGGAGGATACACCCTAGAGGAGCTCGGAACTCTCAAGGCCTCTGCAACCTATGACCAAACTATGTACAAGTATGACGCAAAGAAAACCTACCGCCGGAAGAAGGTGGTTGAGTTCACTGCCAAGAAGGCGCAAGACTTTACTCATGTCCATGAGATCGTGAAAGAGAGTCTGGAGGCCATTGAGGAAAATGGCTGTCTGCACATCGATCTGTTCAAGAAAGCCCAACATGGAGGGCTCAGAGAAATCTATGTGCTGGGACCAAATGAGAGGGTGGTTCAGCTGTGCTTGGAGCTCATTGCCAGAGCTATCTGCAGAAGGTTCCCCTCTGAAACCATGATGACACCCGCCAACAAGTTCAAGCTGCCTCAACAGCACAACAAGAACGCAAGAAAGAACTGTGGCAACAACTTCACGACAACTTCCACCTCAGACGACGCCTCCAAATGGAACCAAGGACACTATGTGTCCAAGTTTGCCATGATGCTCTGCAGATTCACTGACCCCATTCTGCACCCTTTCATCATGAGAGCTTGTGCCCTGTTCACCAAGAAGGTCATCAAGATTGATGACCAGCTCCTGAAAGCCTTTGTGAAGCACGACGAGGACATCTTTTCGTCTCCCCACGTCCGGAAGATGCATGCAGCTTTTAAAGGAGCCCTGGGAGACGCTGAGTACTCCCATGTGGAACCAGGAATGACTTTCCTGAAGACATCCACAGGAATGCTGCAGGGCATCCTGCACTACTCCTCTAGCCTGCTGCACACCATTCTGCAAGAGCTAATGAAGGATGTCATAGAAGGTAGACTGAAAAGGCACCTGACACTCCTGAAGAAAAGCTCACTGAAGCCCTATGTCACAGTCATGCAGAGCTCTGATGACTCCTCCATCATGATTTCCTTTCCCATCGACAAGGACAGACCAGAACTGACCTGCCAAGGCTATATCCTGGCCTGGGAGTCCTTCCAAATGAAGAAGGACCTAGGCCTCCTGCTGGGCATCTACCCCTCCGAGAAGTGCACTACCAACACTCCCTGGGTGACAGAATTCAACTCTGAATTCTTCTTCATGAGTGATCTGATCAGGCCTCTCTTCAGGTGGGTGGCTGCTGTGAACACTCTCAGTGAACACGAGACTCTGGCAGGAAGACAGGAAGAAATGTCAAGCAACCTGTCAAATGTGCTAGGAGGCGGAGGCACAACCAGCTTGACTGCCAGCTGCCAACTGGCCCAGATGATGCTGCACTACCAGATACTCGGCTCTGGAGTATCCCAGATCTTCTCTCGCTATGTGAGTGTCTTGCAGCAGGATCCCTCTGTTGGCTTCTTCCTGCTTGATCACCCATTTATGGCTGGACTCTGTGGATTCAAGTTCAATCTGTTCAAGGCAGTAAAGTGCACAAAGCTTGGAGACAAGTACAGAAGAGTGCTTGTGACACAGGAAGAAGTCAGCTCAGATCGCAAAGCTGCAGGTCTGACTGGCAAAACCATGGTGACCACAAAAGCTGGGAGCATTGTGGACTCCACCATTGTGTCCATGTCCACAAGGAGGAGGTGGCAGAAGCTCGTGAGTGGAATGGAGTTCCCAGCTGACTGGAGAGAGCAAATCAAGGAAAACCAAGAAGTGCTCTACGAGAAAGCCAGGACTCCAGAAGAGCTGAAGTTGAAGCTAGCAGCCTTCATGCACTCTCCTGGCGTGGTGTCCTCTCTGGGCCACTCTGGAGCAGTGGTGAGGGTGATGGCAAGCTCTGCCTACTGCCTCTCGCACCCTGTGGTCCAAGACAGAACTGACTGGTACTGCTCTCTGGAGACAAAGACAACCAAGACATCCCTCTTCTCTCTGGCATGTGAGGAATCCCTGACAGAGGGAGGAGCTGAACCCATCTCTGATGAGCAGCTACTGGCCCTCTTCCCGCAGAAAGAGGACTTTGAGGACCTGGAGAGGCTTGGAGAAACCTTCTCCATCATCTCTGGCAGTCCTGTGACCAGGAACAGGCCAAGGGTAACAACCAGAGTGACCATCACTGGGTCCAACGCAGGCTCCACCTTCTCTCTGCTAGACATTGTCAGATTCATGTGGTTTGGCACCTCTCATGTCCACGCATCACCTGGGCACCTGCAGAACCTGTGGGAGGAGAGCAAGAGACGAATCCCCTGGCTGAGGGACACTCCAGGAGAGACACTTGAGGCCTCTCCATTTGTTGACCCGCAGTCACTGCACAACTTCATTGCTGGAGACCCAGTCAAGGGAAGAGTGGTGGTGATGTCTGGAGTGCCAGTAAAGAGGTCCTTCGGAGTCTCCAACCTCTACACGATGGTGTCTGAGAACTTTGCCCCTCAGTACAGACTCGCCAACTCTGTGGACGTTGAGGCCAGAGGAAGAACAGAAGGGTTCATTGACCTGAGGCACACTCTGGGGTTGATATCCCAAGGCTTCTTCCACGATGCTGTGAAGGTCGACCTGACAAAACAGGTGCTCAAAGCCAATGTGAGGATCGAGGTCGACACTGGAGCTGCTAGATCAAGGAGGAACTGTCTGGCAGTCATCCAGGACTTTGCAGTGCATGAGGACATTGAGAGGACAAAGACCATGATCTTCTCTCACAAACTAGGCAGTCTGGGAGGCTACTCTGTGAGGCAAAGGCTCGTGAGACCCGAGGAGGTGCAGGAGGGAGAGCAGTCTGGATACTTTGGAAGAGGTGTCTGGAGAGGCTTCTATGACAGCACAGGACTAGAAATCCATCTTGACAGACCAAGGACAGATCCTCTCTCTCACATCACTGCTGTAGTGGTGTCTGGAACTCATGACCTGAACAACGTCATCAGATTCCTGAAAGAGTGGGGCAAGGAGAACAAGGTGAACAATGATGTTCACTGCAGAGGCCCACATGTCCCCAAAGGCAGGAATGTTGCAAGGATCCATGGATTCAGCTTCTGCCTGGGAGAGCGAGGAGCTCCAGTCTTGGTGAATGAGAGAGTCGCTCCCTACCTGCACTCTGAGGAGTTTGCAAAGGTAGAGATGACCGTCTCTGGTGGAACAATCAGACTGGTGGCAACTCCAAGGTACCAGGGTGCCAGGAGTGGGACCATCACTCTGCTGAGCTACACCAGCAGAGCGTCTGACATTGATGTCATGAGAAGAGGAGTGGCCACCAAGCTGGGTCTCAAGAGCAGAGGCCTGAACTCGTATGTCAGGGCTTGGCTTGATTGCATCCCTCTGAGCAGTCAGCAGTTCGAGAGCCTGATCCAGAGACTGAAGAGGGAGCGAGGAACAGGAGCAGTCCCCAAGCCACACTGGGAAGGAAGGAAGGATGGCTACGTGGACTGGCCTAAGCTGGAATCACGCCTGAGAGAGCTGGGAGAGATTCAGCTGAGGTACTCTGGCATCCTCAGAATGAGTCATGCTCCCGAGGGCCAAGAGACTGAGAACTTGGACATCAGTGAAGAATTCGACCCATCATACTTTGATGACTTCTTCACTGATGATGCCACAGCTGATCTGGGAGTGATGCTGGATGTGCTCCAAGTGACAACCCCAGTCGAAGAGGATGGGAATGTGATGGAAGAGGACAACATGTTCTGGAATGTTGGAGATGAGGAGATGGAGTTCGGGATGGATCTGATCCGGCAGCTTGAGTTCCAGGAGGCCAGAGAGGAGATCAGGATCACACACCCCTACCTCAAGGTGGCTGTGGAGCAGATTGTGGGGGCTCTTGGAGGCACTGAGAGAGCCATCAGAGCCATCATGACCAGATCTGTGCCTGCTTCCGTCAAGGACTCTGTTGTTGATGCTCTTGTTGTGATCTTCAACTGGTGGGGACAGCACGTGGACAGGCCCTTGCACTCTGCTGGCTCTGATGATGAGGAGGAGATGGGAGATGACGTTGATGACCTGTAAATGTGTTGCTTGCCCATTGTTGCGTTGAGTTTACTGTTTCTTTAAGTTTCTAGATTTGGGTCGGCCATTGTGT